AATGGTAGGGCTTGGGGCGGTAGATAATACAAGTGATTTAGATAAGCCTATCTCGACTGCTACACAAACGGCTTTAAATAACAAGCAACCTTTAGATGGCGATTTAACTTCTATTGCTGCCCTTAGTGGAACGTTTGGCTTGCTTAAAAAGACGGCAAACAATAGCTATACGATAGACACTAACACCTATTTGACTGGTATTACTTCTAGCGATGTGACTACGGCTTTAGGATACACACCAGAGAATGTAGCAAACAAAGGAGTTAATAACGGTTACGCTTCTTTGGGTGGCGATGGCAAAGTTCCTAGCTCTCAATTACCTAGCTATGTGGACGATGTTATAGAAGTTTCTAGCTTTGGCACACTTCCTGCAACTGGCGAAACTGGTAAGATTTATATTACCTTAGACACGAATAAAATCTATCGTTGGAGCGGTAGTGTTTACGTTGAAGTTTCATCTTCGGCTGCGGTTTGGGGTGGAATTACCGGCACTCTTTCGGCTCAAACAGACTTACAAAACGCATTAAATGCCAAAGAAAATACGATTACCGCTGGCACAACTGCACAATACTATCGAGGCGATAAAACGTTTCAGACTTTAGATACTTCCGTAGTTCCTGAGGGTTCAAACTTATACTTTACAGATGCTCGTGTAAACGCAAACGGTAACGTAATTGCTAACACCGCAGCAAGACACAACGCTGTAACGCTTGGAACTGCTAACGGACTATCCTTATCTACTCAGGAATTATCGTTAGGAGTAGCAAGTGGTTCTACAACGGGTGCATTAAGTTCTACAGATTGGACTACATTTAATAATAAATATCCGGCATCAAATCCAAACGGCTACACCTCAAATCTAGGCACGGTTACTTCGGTAGCCTTAACGGTTCCAAGTGCTTTTAGTGTTTCGGGTTCACCGATTACTAGCTCAGGAACTTTAGCCGTAACCGCTACTGGCGATACCACACAATACATTGCAGGTGATGGCTCTTTAGTTACATTCCCTACAATGTCAACGGCTGGAACGTTAATTCGTGAAGTTAGAAATACAACGGGAGCGACTTTAACTAAGGGTACGGTAGTTTATATCTCGGGTGCAACTGGAAACAAACCTACGGTTTCTAAGGCAATTGCTACTGGGGATGCTACTTCTGCACAAACATTTGGAATAGTTCAGGCAAATATCGCACACAATGCAAATGGTAATGTAGTTTGTGTTGGTGATATAACAGGTTTGGATACTTCGGCATTTGATGAAGGAACTCAACTATATTTGTCATCAACTACGGCTGGAACTTATACAAGTACAAAGCAATTAGCTCCGAATCACTTAGTTTATATCGGTGTTGTAACTAGACAGCACAACACACAAGGACAAATAGAAGTTAACATCCAAAATGGTTATGAACTTTATGAGCTTCATGATGTTTCGATAACTTCAGAGGCTAATAACCAAGGCTTATTCTACGAGGCATCTACTGACTTGTGGAAAAATAAAAGCATTGCAACGGTTCTAGGTTATACCCCTGCAAACGATGCAAACGTAGTTCATACAACTGGGAACGAATCTATATCGGGTACTAAGACTTTTACGACTTCCGTTTTAGCAAACTTATTAAAGTTTAACGAATCAGGCGGATTTAATAATATTCCTGGTTATACTCAAATCGGAGGTACTGCTGATAATTTTATTTTTATAAACGGAGCTGGCACAAAACAAGCTCAATTTATTTATAATTCAGGCGGAGGAAATAATTATACTTTGCCTACTGGTAATGGAACTCTAGCCTTAACTAGCGACCTACACAATGCCGTTACAATTGGAACTGCAAACGGTCTTTCTTTAAGCACTCAGGTTTTATCTTTAGGTTTAGCATCTACAAGCACTACTGGAGCTTTAAGTTCTACGGATTGGAATACATTTAACAGCAAGCAAAACGCTTTAACTAACCCAGTCACTGGAACGGGAACAAGTAGCTATCTACCTAAATTTACAGGAACTACTACAATAGGCAATAGCCTACTCTATGACACGGGCAGTGTATTGCTAGTCGGTGCAACTTCAGCTTCAGATGCTTCTAGTAAATTAGAGCTAGTTAGCTCTTCAACCGTTGGCTTAAAAATTATTAGCTCAGGGGCAAACGGAAATAATACTTTCCTTTCTATTGAGTCATCTAAAGAATGGAGATTCTTAACTAATAGAGGCGATTTAATCGGAGGCAATCAGGGCGATTTAATTATTAGAAATAATACGGATGGCATAAATCATATTATTTTAAATCAGGGAGGTTCGACTACTTTTGCAGGTAGTGTTACTGCTAATGGCGATATTATTGCAGGTAATGGTAGCGGTTCTGTTAGTATGGCAATCAATAGAGGTGCATCTAGTAACAGTAATGGATTAAGATTTAGAACTGCTGGCACAAATAATTGGTATATAGGAAGCGGTGCAACTGGGACAAATACGGATTTAGAGATTTACAATCATAATACTGCTACTTCTAATATTAGAATTGATTATTCTACTGGAAATGTAGGAATAGGAACTACATCTCCAAGTGCAAGATTAGATGTTGGTTATGTAGCTGGTGCTGTTGCATTGCGTGTACAGAGAGATGCAAATAACAGACTTGATTTTTATCAAGGGGGCGGTGTTTCATACATTGATTCATCACCAGCTAGTGCTCAATTAGCTTTTGCTACAGTAGGTTCCGAACGTATGAGGATTACTAGCGGGGGGAATGTAGGAATCGGAACGACTGCGCCAAGTAATATCTTAACAATTAAAAATAATAATGCTGCGACAAATGGTATAGATTTTCAGAGTTACGCTTCAACATCTGTTCAAGGAAAAATTGTATTTGACCAAGGAGATGATACTTTTAATTTTACAAATACATCAGCATATTCAGCTGGAGGTATAATTTTTAAAACTAATTCTACCGAACGTATGCGAATTTCTAGTTCTGGAAAAATAATTACTAGGGCTAATGATTCAGATTATTCATTAACTATGTATAATTCTGCATCTAATGCATATGGAATATATCTTAATTATTCAGGTTATTCTCCAAATTCTACAAACTACGAGTTCGCTTATTTTTCTGATTCTACCAATAGTAAATTTATCGTTTGGTCTAATGGTTCAGTAATTAATAGAACTGGCTCTTATGGTACCATTTCAGACATTAAATTCAAGGAAAACATCGTAGATGCTACACCTAAATTAGGAGATATTGCAAAACTTAAAGTAAGAAACTTTAATTTAAAGGGAGAATCTACAAAGCAAATAGGTTTTATTGCTCAAGAATTTGAAGAAGTTTTCCCTAATATGGTGGATGTATCAACGGAAAGAGGCGAAGATGGAGAAACTTACAAATCTATTAAGACTTCTGTTTTAATTCCTATGCTTGTAAAATCTATTCAAGAACTTAATGATAAAGTAAAAACTTTAGAAAATAAATAATATGACATTAACTTGGGTAATTTCACAACTAGACTCTATCCCATCTCTTGATGGAATGGACAAAGTAATTTCTACAATTCATTATAGAGCGCAAAAGCAAGACGCAGATTTTACGGCTGACACTTACGGAGCTTTAGCAGTAGATGCACCACACGAAGCTAGCTTTACTCCTTACGATGAAGTGACGAAGGAAATGGTAGAAGGATGGCTTACGGCTGGTTTAGATAGCGAGGCAATAGAGGCGAACTTGGATGCACAAATAGAGAACTTTTTAAATCCTCCTATTGTGGCTTACCCTTTGCCTTGGTCGTAATTAGAAACAAAATAATCTGATTTTCGTTTATAGTGAAACAAACAACAAAAAAAATGAAAATTGATTTAAACTTTGACCTAGTCGATTTAGACGGTAAGTCTATCGACAACGCAAACGCTGGTAAGCTAGTAGCTAACTCACTTGTTCAACAATCTAAAGGCGATGCTCTTAAATTTTGGGAGTGGGCTTTAGCTCTTAACAAAGGCGAGGCACTAGATTTAGACTCTAGCGACCAAGAAACTTTTAAAAACTTTGTAAAGGATAACGAGAATTTCGCAATCATTGCAAAGGCGCAAATTTTACAAAAACTTAAAAAAGACTAGCGGTGTTACACTCCCTTCCTGATTGGTTCACAAATATTTTAACGGCTTTAGTAGCTTCATTAGCGACATACTTTAGCACACGCAAGAAAGAAAATGTAGACATTCAAGGAGGGGAGTTGTCGAATACAGAGGCAGCGATTAAAATCTGGCGAGAGATGGCTCAAGACATGACCGATAAGGTAAAAGAATTAAGCGAAAAGATTGACCATCTAACCGCTGAAGTACATAGCCTAAAGAGTGAAAATTCTACTCTTAAATCAAAACTAAATCTTTTAGATGAAAATATTGAAATTAAGCCAAAAAGGACTAGAGCTAATAAAGCAGTTTGAAGGCTTGAGCCTTACTCCTTATGTATGTGCTGGGGGTATAAATACGATTGGGTACGGGAACACGTACTATACGAACGGTAAGAAAGTAACTCTTAAAGACCCAAAGATAACACCGCAACAAGCCGAAGAGCTTCTTAAACACTCACTTTCTACTTATGAAAAAGCGGTTGACTCGTTTTGCCGTGACGATATATCTCAAAGCCAATTTGATGCACTGGTTTCTTTTGCTTATAATCTAGGCACGGGTGCACTTCAAAAGTCTACCTTAATCAAAAAGGTAAACGCTAACCCTAAAGACGTTACAATAGCGGACGAGTTTCTTAAATGGAATAAGGCAGGCGGTCGAGTCCTAGTAGGATTAACTAGAAGACGTCAAGCGGAGGCTAACCTTTACTTCTCATAATCATGCAAAAATTCCTTATTCTTTTGGCTTGTATTGCGTTCGTTTCGTGCAAGCCTAGTAAGACTATAACCGAGTACAAAGAACTCGTTAGAATCGATACTATACAAACCGTGAAAACGATAGAGAAATACAAGGCTTTTCACGATACTTTAACAATCGTAAGCCCTTGCGATTCTACTGGACTTTTAACAAACTTTTATAGTAAGATAGCAACTCCACAGGGTCGGGTAATAATTCGCTCGGTAGGTGGCAATATTCAAGCTCAAATCGATTTAGATTCCATGCGTAATGAGATAGAGAATAATTATCGAAACTCAAAGGTTAAATGGATTGAGTATAGAGACAAAGAGGTTATAAAAGAGCGAGTACCTATGTGGGTAGTTTGGCTTTTGTTAATAGAGTTCCTAGCTTTAGTGGCTTGGGTATATCTTAAATTCGGACTGAATGCAATTAAATAAAAAAGCGCAAGCGATTAAAGACCATTTCTACTCAGTCAATTTAACACGGGTAGACTTTGAAAGAGAAAACTTTGCAAGCTATGGCTTTGAATCTCAAGCTAACTTTCATCGACATTTAAGTAGAATGGGTATTTCGGTTAAATCTCGCTCCGAGCATTTTAAAAAGAATAGACCGAACGCTGTTATAGAATCGTTTGACTTTAGCGAGGTTGAAAACTTTGGCATTGAAGAAAGCTTAGGTAAAGAATATACTAGCTTTCGCATCACAGAAGACTTTAAAAAGGTTGGTGTACTATCCGACATTCACGTACCATATCATTCAATGAGCGCAATTATATGCGCTATTAAACACCTAAGAGAAATAGGCATAGATTGCCTGATATTAAATGGAGATATTTTTGACTTCTACGCTATATCCAGACACGAAAAGGAAAAGGATTTGCGTGACTTTCCTAGAGAAATTGAGATGGGGCGTAACTTCTTGCAAAAGATTAGAGACTTATTTCCTTTGATTCCTATCTATTATAAGATGGGAAACCATGAGAATAGATGGCAAAGGTATTTAAACGAGCAGGCGGAGGAGTTTGCCCAGTTGCATGAGATGCAATTCGAGCAATTCTTTAGACTAGATAAGCTTGCAATGACTTACGTGCCCGATTGGCAAGGCATAGAGCTTGCAGATTTATTGATTCTTCACGGTCACGAAGTTATGGCTGGCGGAATGAACCCAAGCCAAAGCACGTTTAATAAGACGTTTTGTAATACTTTGATTGGTCACGTTCATAGAACGACTAGCACTACTAAAAAGAATGGGTTTAAAGAGTTCTTTCATACCTATTCCGCTGGATGTTTGACCCAATTAAGCCCCAAATACTATCCTTTTGCACAGCATAATAATGGGATGGCGGTAGTTTACATTGAAGACGGAAAAACTAGAGTAGATAATATTATGATAAAAGACGGAAAAATTGTGTAAATTAGATTGTTTTTCATAGTTAATAGGTTTAGAATTGTGTACTGAAAGCCTCTGGATATTGTCTAGGGGCTTTTTTGTTACCGTTAAATAAATAATTAAAAAAAACTTTTTTTATTTGGGATAATTGTGTTATCTTTGTTTCAACAAAAAGGGTAAACAATTCTAAACAACTTAAAAAAATGACAATTACACGCTACACTTACAATTACAAAGGAAAAGAAATTACTCGTGAATTTTCTTCACTTGGTTCGGTTACTATTTATGTAAACGGTTTACACGCAAGATATTACGATTGCGGTTCATTCGGATTATTAATGGCTGAAAATCAATTATTATTTCAACTTGCTGAACAAAAAGTAAATTATACTAAAGAAGTAAAATAAAAATAACGCCGAGCCGGAGCGGATTCTTCGGCAATTCTAAACTATTAAAAAAAATGAGAGAACACTTAAAAAACCTCAATAAAAACGACATCGCTGGAGCTATCATAATTTCAGCATTCGCCTACCTTACCTTTTATATTATTTACTTTATTCAAAACATCTAAACTATGAGCATCTTAAAAGCACAATTCGAAGACTCGGCTGGAATCTACACTATGACTTGGTCGTACAATCCAGAGCTTTGGCAAGCACGAGATATTATCTCTCACGAATGCCACAAATCAAATTCTAAACTTGTAAACATTATCTCAAATGAAAAATTTAATTAAAGCACTTAGCGACTTTCAAAACGAATGCCCAATTATACATAAGGATACTAAAGGGCATAACTATACTTACGCCGACCTACCTCAAATCTTTAGCGTAATTAATCCATTGCTAAAGAAACACAAGCTTTGTTTTACTCAGCTATTGCAAGACAACGGGATTAAGACTATTCTTTTCCACGTAGAAAGCGGAGAGCAAATCGAAAGCCACACTCCGATACCTTTAGTAAAGTTAGGGGCTATGAACGAATACCAAAGCTATGGTTCAGGTGTTACTTACTTCAGACGTTATGCTTTAAGCTCGATGCTTGGTTTAGTGACCGATAAAGACACGGACGCAGCAGGCTCAAGTATGCCAGTAGCTCAATCTCCTAAGTTTCGTTTAGATATGTTAACAAATGTACACACCGAAGACGAACTAGGATTACTTTATAACACATTTAAAAGCTCACTAACTCCTAGCGACTTAGAAGCATTCAAAACTCGTAAACAACAAATCAATAAATAAAATGGGAAAGCTAATTAACTCACAAATTAACAAGTCTAAACTACAAGGCTTAGTTCATTACACTAACAAACGCACAGGCGAGGAGTCGGTAAACATTACGATTTCGTTAAACGACACTCCCGACCAGTACGGGAATAACGCATCGATTTGGATTTCACAAACTAAAGAAGAAAGAGACGCTAAGACTCCAAAGGTTTACATTGGTAACGGAAAAGTTATTTACGATTCCGACCTACCAAAACAAAACGTTAATCTACCTTTAAGCGACTTACCTTTTTAGCCATGTATAAATATCCGACAATTTTTACGCTATCGATGGGTAACGGAAAGCAATCGAAGCACACACAGAGTTTTAGAACTAAGGAAGACTTTGAAGAGTGGGAAAATTACCAGCTAATGAACGGGTGGAAAATTATAGATGAGTTTGATTTCAAGGAAGAGCTTAGAAATCATATTATAGAAAGATGGGGGCAAGAATATTTTGACAAAAATTTTAATGACTAAAATAGGAAAATTAGAAAGCTACAGATTAGTAGCCGAACGATTAAACGCCAAGGGTATTTTACCTTTTAGCGCTAGGCAATGGTCGCAAGCTTTAGTACAACAAACCGTTTATGGGAAGGTAAACTACCCAGAGGTAATGGAAGAACTTAAACAATTAATGAAAGAATATGAAAAATAGAGAAATAGTAGACGTATTAAAAGCAGATAGCGGACGTGAAATATTCATTTTTGAAACACGAAACTACAAGCTACACACCGGCTCAATGTACGAAGTCGAGTACAAATTAGGATTAGGTACACAGGTAATGGTTAGTCGTTTAGTAGATACAACCGAAAACGATAGGACGCTTATCTTTAACCATCCCGATATGCCTAATAAAACGATAGGTGTTCCAAATTGGAACATCTTAAATATAACTAGACTATGACCCCAAAGCAAAAATCCGATGAACTTATTAAGAAATTTAAGGATTCGCAGGTAAAAATTAAGCAAAGCAAAGAGGAGGCAATAGCTAGTAGTATCTTATTTATAGAACTGCTTTTAAACTACTCAGAGATTAAAGAAGTAGACTATTGGCTCGAGGTTAAAGAGGCTCTTATTAATCATAACTAAAATGGAAATTATCCACTTAATAAATGAAACATATCAGGTAATTGATGCAAAAGGAAATGTTTTATTTCAAGGAAAATATCACGAATGTCAATTATTTGAAATGAAAGACAATCCTTTTTTAAAAGAATTTATTAATCTTTTTAATTCTTAGTATGGAAAAATCTAAATTTAATCAATGGCAAGACCATTTAGCAAAAGAGCTAAATAAGGACTACAAAAAGCTTTACTATTCAGCTAAGTATCCTGCTAAAAAAGAGGTAAAAAAAGTTTTACTTTCTAAAAATTAGTTTATATTTGTATCATAATAAGCCGAAGGGGTCAGAGTCTTCGGGTTATTTTAAGGGTTAAAACAACCTAAAGCCAGTTCTGTACTCTGACACAGACTGGCTTTTATTTTTTATTAACATGGCAGCATTTAGAAAAATATCAGTAACCTTTTGGGCTGATTCATTTGTAGGAGAGCTTACCCCAGAGCAAAAGTATTTTTACCTTTACTTGATGACTAATGACAAGACTACCCAGTGTGGTATCTATGAGACATCGATAAGAAAAATATGTTTTGATACTGGGTACAATTCCGAAACCGTTCATAAGTTATTAGACTTCTTTCAGGAAAAGAATAAGATTAGATTCTCAAAAGAAACAAATGAGATAGCACTTTTAAACTGGGTTAAATTTAATGACTCAAATTCTCCTAAAGTTTTGGCTTGTGTAGAAAAAGAGCTAAAGAACGTTAAAAATAGAGTATTGATACAGTATCTATATAGTATGGATACACATCCACAAGAAGAAGAAGAAAAAGAAGAAGAACAAGAAGAAGAATACCAACAAGAAGAAATTTTGTCTTTTAGGGATGAGTTGTTTAATAGATGGTTTACTTATAAGAAAGAAAAAAAATCTAAATATACACATAGCGGAATTAAACAATTATATAGAACTTGGGAAAACAAAAGTGACCAAGAACTAGAGGAGGCTATAAATAATTCTATTGCAAATAACTATCAAGGAATATTTGAACCTAAAAAACAATTCAATGGAGCTACAAACAACGAACCGAAACTCGGAACTAGCGCAGCAAGAATGGAAGCCATTAAAAACTGGTAACGTAACGGCAGATATTATAATACAAGCAAGAAGCACTCAGAGTTTACGTGTAAGACACGAAGAAGACCTTAAACAAGTCTTACGATATGCGATGGTTTTAGTCGGCCTTAGAGGCAATAATATGCCAACCGAGGAAGAGAAATTTGTCTTACTAAATTTTATACGCTCAAACTTTGGAAACCAAACACCAGAGGAAATAAAACTAGCCTTTGATTGGGCAGTAAGTGGTAAGCTAAACGTAGACGCTAAATGTTACGAAAACTTTTCATGCGAATATTTTGGTCGAATAATGAAAGCTTATATTGATTACGCTAGGCAAGAGACTATAACCGTGCCACAAATTGAGGAAGTGGTAAAGGAAATACCAAGCGACGCAGATTTAAAGATGGCAGCGATTAACTCAGCTAATATGTATGCTCAAGAAATGATAAGATGCCATGAAAAAAACATAAAAATGAACTGGATTGCTGGAGGCTTACACGTACTATACGACTACATCGTAAAGTTTGGAATTTACGAGGCTAGTTTAGAAGACAAACAAAGAGTTTATAATAGTAATATAAACAAGTACAGCTCAAAGGATGAACTTGTAATGGCTTGCAAGGCTCAATGTTATCGGGAATTTATCGAAAACTTAGCAGACTTTAAAGCGTATCTTACCGAAGACGGACAAATTAAACCTATTGAATAATGATAACTATACTAGGTCAAGTTCCAAGCAAATCAAACGGTTATAAAATTGGGAATAATCGGCTTTATAAATCTCGAGAGCTTAAAGAATATGAAGAGCGATTTATTTGGCAATATGTTGTAGCAACTGGTCGACAAATTGAGACGATTAAAGAAAAATTTGCCATTGAAATTTTAGTATATTTTCAATCAAACCGAAGCGACCTTGACAATTCAGCAAAGATTATACTAGATTGTTTACAAGATTGCAAAGCAATTGAGAATGATAGGCTATGCCACAGGCTAACAATGCATAAATTTATAGATAAGGGTAACCCTAGAATCGAATTTGAAATAAACAAACTATGAAAACAATAAACTCGCTAAGCGGAGGCAAGACTTCAAGCTACATGGCTTTGCATACGGAAGCAGATTTTAATTTGTTCTCACTTGTTTGCATAAACGATAAAAATTCAGCTCCATACGATAAGAAAATCTCACAATTTGTAAACGATAAATTACAAAAGTATTGCTCAGATAAACCAGAATTTATAGCAACTGCCGAAGACGATAAAACAATAAATGTAATTATTGACTTGGAGCAATTATTAGGAAAAGAAATTATTTGGCTACGAGGCGATAGCTTTGATATAGTAAATAAAAAGCACGGCAAAACCGTACCTAATATGGCTATGAGATATTGCACTACTGACATGAAAATAAAACCAATAGCAGAATGGGTTTATAATAATATCGGTAATACAGAATGCGGAGATTTTCAGCCAGTATTTTCTAACGTAGGAATAAGATACGACGAAGACCACCGAGCGAAGCATGGTAAGGACAGAGAATTAAACACTAAAATTGTAATAGGTAAAAGAGGTACCCAAAACAAATGGCTAGATTTTCACTGGGGTATAGCTAATTATCCGCTAATAAATCAGAAAGTCCATCACTATCAAGTAAGAAAATTTTGGGATACTAAGTCTATTATTTTTCCTGAAGACTCAAACTGCGTAGGCTGTTTCTGGAAAGATGTACAGCAACTTAGAAAAAACTGGGACGATAACTATAACAAAATGCGTTGGTTTTCTAATCAAGAAATCAATAGTAAGTATAATTACAAGGCATCTATTAATTATGAGCAAATTAAAACGCTAGGTTTACAATTAGATTTTAATTTTGGCACTGGCTCAGGTTGTCAAGCTGGATTTTGTACTGACTAGGCTATGAATTTTAACAACGATTTTAAGTTTGACTTAGAGTTTGGGCAGTTAGACGGCGAGACTTGGTTTCACGAGCTAGTCACTAATAAGAAAGTAGAGGTTAAAAGTGATAGAAGAACGGTAGAAACAGGAAACGTTTACATTGAATACTGGTCAAGAGGTAAGCCTAGCGGAATATCAACAAGCCAAGCAGACTTTTACGTTTACAAAGTGGCTGAAGACCAAGCTATTTTAATATCGACTAGCCAGCTAAAGCAAAAGATAAAGCAATTAGTTGAAGACGGCAAGGCAAGAAAGGATGTAAAAGGCGGAGACAATAACACAAGCCTAGGGATTTTATGTAAACTAAAAGATTTAATATGCTAACGACAAACGAGACTAAAGCTATCGAATGGATAGACGCTCAATTACTTAAACCTAACGAAAGATTTATGCTTAAGGAAGGGATTTATATTAACGACTTACATTCGTGCCTTAAATCGCAAAAGGAAAGAATTGTATTTGGCATAGACCCACTTAAAAGATTAGCATTCCTAAGAGTGCGAGAAATTAAAGAATATCTAAACCAAAAATATAAATGACGCAAGAAGACAAAGACAAAGCCCTAACCTATTTTACAATGTGCCAGGCTTTAATTCATATTATCGAAGATGAATGGAAAGGGAACCCAGCGAATAGGCAAAGGGTTAAGTCAATAACTAATCAGCAACTAACCGAACTAAATAAGGTGGTAGAAATATTACTACCTCGTGGCGATTATAGTGAGGAAGGCATGAGAGCGACTGAGCAATTCGTAGACGCTGCGGAGGCAATGCTTTATTTTTACAAAATCGGAATTCAAATGGCAAGGTTAGACGATACTAAGAGAGAAACTTTGAATACTCAGATAAACATTTTACTAAAATCCTATGAAATAAATGTTTAAAAATTTTGTTTAATCATTTTTTTTCATTAAACTTTGCGAAACTAAAACGAAATGAACTACGTAGAACCTCACGAAAAACTTAGTTTAGTTAATCATCCTGAACACTATCAAGGAAAAGGAATCGAAGTAATAGATATTATAGATTCTTTCGAATTAAACTTTGCTTTAGGTAATGCAATCAAATACATTTTAAGAGCTGATAAGAAAGGCAATAGAAGACAAGACCTTGAGAAAGCTAGGTGGTATCTTAATAGGGAAATAAGCAAATCAATATGAAACCAGACGAGAGAGCTGCATCGCTAATGAATAACGCTTATTACTTTACAGGTAATAAAATGTTTGCTAGGGAGCTTTGCCTTTATATGTGCGGAATGATTAGCGAGTATTGCCAAAAAGCTGACGATAAGATTTACTGGAAATTAGTAGCCGAAAATATTTATCTACTCTAATGGAGCATATCTACTCACGGCATAAGCACTGGGTTTCAATTGTAAAAAAGTTTGGCGAAGTCAATTACGCCGAAGACGTAGTCCAAGAAGCATATATTAAAGTTTATGGCAAAGATATTAACGAGGCTTATTTTTACTATACGCTTAGAAGCCTTACGATGGACTTACATTCTAAGAAAGTGGTTAAGGTAGAAGTAACTCAGGACATTGAGTATAGTTTAAGAGAAGATGAAAGCAACGAGCTTGCAGAAGAACTAGCCCAGCCGTTTATAGAGTTTATTGATACTTGGGACTGGTACGATAAAAAGCTGTTTATGCTTTGGGTAAATAATCGAATTTCAATACGTAAATTATCAAGAGAAACGAACATAGGGTTTATGAGCGTTTACAATACCATTAAAAAATGTAAATTAAAATTAAAGTTATGGCAAGAAAATCAAACAAAAAATCAATTGACGTAGAGCCTAAAGAGGTCGCTACTTTTGCAAATGCTCAGGGGTTAGGTGATACCATTGAGGCGATTACAACCGTTACAGGAATTAAAGCAGGCGTAGAGATGCTATCTAAAGCACTTGACTGGGACTGCGGATGCGATGAACGCAAAGAGAAATTAAACCAGCTATGGTCTTATCGTAAGCCTCAGTGCTTAAATCAAGAAGACTACGAATATTTAAAGGAGTTTTTCTCGAAGCCACAGAATGAAATAGTTCCGCAAGTTCAATGGGAGTTAGCAGATATTTACTTTAGAATATTCAATTTCCGTTTAGAGAATTCTAGTTGTGCTTCGTGCTGGAGAGATTATATTTCGCAAATTAGACAGGTTTACAACGTATTCGAAGACGAAAACAATGGATAAGATAGACAAAAGAGGAGGAGCAAGAGAGGGAGCTGGTCGTAAATCTAAAGCTGAGGAGCAATCCTTAGTAGAAAAATTAACACCATTAGAGCCTAAAGCCTTTGCGGTGCTAGCTCAAGCGTTAGAAGACCATAAAGACTGGGCAGTAAAACTATTCTTTCAATACCAGTACGGAATGCCTAAGCAAGTGGTAGACCAAAACAATGTGCATACGATTAACGATTTCGACATAAAAGATATTGTTAAATTTAAGTGATAGAACTAAATAGTAAATACGTTCCGCTATTTGAAAGCGATTCTCGCTACTTTGTAATTACGGGAGGGAGGGGTTCGGGCAAATCATTTGCTTTAAACTCCTTCCTTTTGCTTTTAACGTACGAAGTCGGACACGTTATACTATTTACTCGCTACACATTGGTATCGGCTCACATATCAATCATTCCAGAGTTTGTTGAAAAAATAGAAATGGCTGGACTTGAGAATGATTTTTCAATTACAAAAGATGAAATCATAAATCTTAAAACCAAGTCTAAAATTCTATTTAAAGGAATAAAGACTTCATCGGGAACTCAAACCGCTAATTTAAAATCATTATCAGGTGTGACTACATTTGTACTTGATGAAGCTGAAGAATTAGTTGATGAGGATGTATTTGATAAAATTGATTTATCGGTAAGGCATAACACAAAGCAGAACAGGGTAATTTTAATTTTAAACCCAACGACAAAGGAGCATTTTATTTACCAAAGATTCTTTGAATCAAAAGGTGTAGAGGCAGGCGAATCAATTACAAAGCAAGACACAACTTACATACATACAACGTATCTAGATAACATTGAGAATCTAAGTGATTCATTCATCACGCAAATTGAATCGCTTAAAGAGCATAATAAAAAGAAATACCAGCACCAGATTTTAGGAGGCTGGTTAGACAAAGCAGAGGGAGTTGTATTTACTAACTGGAGCTTTGGACCATTTAATCCTGATAATTTGCAGACATCATTTGGTCAAGATTTTGGTTTCTCAATAGACCCGACTACCTTGGTAGAAGTAGCCATAGATAAGAATAAAAAGCGCATCTATATTAAAGAGCATCTCTATAAACCTAAGCTAACAACTAGCGAGATAGGGCATATTAATAAGCGAATATGTGGCAAAGGCTTAATCGTAGCGGATAGTGCTGAGCCTAGACTTATCGCAGAGCTTTCATCTCAAGGCTGTAACATAATAGCAACCGAGAAAGGAGCTGGAAGTATTACCGCTGGACTTGCTCTTATGCAAGACTACGAGCTAATTATAGAACCTAACTCCCAAAACATTGGAAAAGAACTTAATAACTACATATACTCTGATAAGAAATCTGGACTTGTGGTCGATAACTTTAACCACGCCATTGACGCAATACGTTACAACGTCTTCTATCAGCTATCTAATCCCAACAACGGCAAGTATTTCGTCTACTAATACAAAAAACAACAATTAACGTTTATACATTATGAAGCTAGAACTGAATGTTCCTACAAGCCTAAATGAAATTTCTTTAGAAAAGTATCAGAAATTTTTAAAAATTGCTAAGGAAAACGAAGAAAGTGAATTTTTGCATCAAAAGATGGTGCAAATTTTTTGCGGTATTGAATTAAAGGAGGTTGCTAATATTAGGCATCGAGATGTAGTTGAAATAACAGCTCAACTTGGAGCATTATTTAAGGCAAAGCATAAATTTATTAACACGTTTAAAATGCGTGGAATTGAATATGGCTTTATTCCTAATCTCGATGAAATATCACAGGGGGAATATGTTGATATTGATACCTATGTTGGTAATTGGGATAATATGCACAGAGCTATGGCGGTACTTTATAGACCAATAACTCAAAAGCAATATAATAGATATTCGATAGAAGAATATAAAGGTTCCGATGTTTATGCAGAGGTAATGAAAGATGCACCAGTTGACGTAGTTCTTGGAGCGATGGTTTTTTTTTATCATTTAGGGAAAGAATTATTGAAAAATACCCTGACTTATTTGGAGGAGAACCCAGCGATAATGAATATAGTGAACAAGCACAATTCGGAAAACGATGGGGGTGGTATAATTCCATCTATGCACTCGCTCAAGGAGACGTTAGAAGATTTAATGAAATTTCAAAACTTCCACTTAACCAGTGCTTAACATTTTTAACGTTTGAAAAGCAAAAAACGAATTTGGAAATTAAAATGATAAATAAGAAATAATGAATGGATATTATTATGTCGTAAAAACTTTAAAGGATTATTTGAAGTCTAATGATTTCATTAATACTGTTAGCATTGGAGATATTTTTACTATTGATTTAAGCAAGCAAACTATTTATCCTTTAGCTCATATCATTGTAAATAGTGCGCAACTTACCGAAAATACTACGTCTTTAAATTTATCGATTCTATTTATGGATTTAGTGGACGAAAGTAAGGCTGAAATTACAGATGTTTGGGAGGGCAATGACAATGAGCAAGATGTATTAAATACGCAACTTGCAATAGCCTCTAAGCTTACCGCTGATTTAGTAAGGGGTTATTTGTATTCTAATTTAATACAAGTAACTGGAGAGCCAAGCGCAGAGCCGTTCGTAGATAGATTCGAAAACAAAATAGCAGGATGGACACTAACGTTTGACGTTAGTATTCCTAATGACATGACATTATGTTAATAGAGTTAAAGAAAACTTCTGAGCTTTTAGAAAAATATAAAAATTATGTAGTTCAACAATCGAGGGCAAACCTAAGTAAGCTCAAGAAAAAAAATACATTAAAATTATACCAAAGCATAAAAGGCGAAATTTTAACTGAAGATAATTACTCTTTGATTGGGTTTACGATGGAAGACTACGGATTCTATCAAGACCAAGGAGTAAAAGGAGTAAACGGCAAATTTCAAACTCGTAACGATTACAAAAAAGAAGGTTTTCAATTTGGCAAAAAACAAGGAGTAGAAGGAGGTTTAACAAAAGGAATTGAAAAATGGGTAGTACAAAAGGGAATACAATTTAGAGATAAAAAAACTGGAAGGTTTTTGACTTATAAATCTACTGCTTTTTTAATTATTAGGAGTATTTATCAAAAAGGAATAAAGCCTAGTTTATTTTTTACTAAACCATTTATTAGAGGCTATCAAAAATACATTGAAACAGATTTGATGAAAGCTTATGCTCAAGATATTGAAACTTTAGTAGGATATAATTTAAAAAGAATAAAATGATAATTAACGCTAGAAGCCCTTATTTTATTACAGTAAACGAGGCTAGTCAAGTAGGTTCTAAAGTTGAACTGTTTTTATCTGCTGGAGGCTCTGCGCTTCCATCTACTGCGACTTATACACTATCAAAATCAGTACCTTCGTCTTCTCAATTACGAACAGATTATAATATCTCTCAATATATTAAAGAATATATAGAAACTATATCTAGCGTAGATAGTGGAAATACGCTTTTTGCTAACGTAAGAGTAATTAGATACAAAGAAACAGCTCCAGGTTCTTACTCTACTTTAGATACTACCGACCATTTCGGGGTAAACGGTTACACTTTATACACGGATGGATATAATGAAACAGACGCTAGTAGCTTATTTGTTTGTCTAGCAAATCCAAGTATAGAAATAACCTACCAAGAAGGAATTGACTCTTCGAAATATCCTTACATAAATGCGCTTGTAGATTTTACTGCTAACGGCTCAAGCAAAGTAGACGTATCTTATAAGGATTTGAACGGTCGTAATGAGGTAGTAGTTTCCTACGACACGAATGCTAAATCAGTTATTAAGGTTCCAGTTCGTACAACGTCTGCAAAATTTGACAATGGTAATACGGTTACTTTGAATTGGAAGCCAGCAGGGACTACGGTAAGCATCACTAAGACGTTTACCGTGTCTCCAATATGCGAGCCTAAATATACACCAGTACAATGTCAATTTGTTAATCGTTATGGTGGCTGGCAGTTCTTAACCTTTTTTAAGGCAAAGTCTAGCTCGATAAATGTAATGGGTACGCCTTACAATCTATTATCTGATTCGGTTGATTATAACCCAAAGAGACCACAAACTGCTTCTCTTAACGTAAACGGTAAGCAAAGTATTAAATTAAATACGGGTTGGGTTTCTGAAAATTATAGCGAACTAATACAAGACTTGCTATTATCGGAAACGGTTTTATTAGACGATGTACCTGTAGAAATTAAGACACAATCTAGCGATATTAAAACCTCGTTAAAAGATAGAAATATTAACTACGAAATGGAGTTTGAGTACGCATTTAATCTTATTAATAATGTAATTTAATGATAGTAGTAGGGTTATATATTTACGATGAGCAAGGTAAGGCAAGACGAATCGAACTATTCAGCGATGAAAAGATAAGTGTTACGTCTAGCGTTCAAGATATTGCAGACATTTCTAAAGTCTTTACAGATTTTAGTCAGTCTTTTACCGTTCCTGCTACTCCTATAAATAACGCTATTTTTAAGCACTGGTACGAGAACGATGTAGAGAATGGATTCGATGCTAGAAAACGCAAGAACGCTTACATAGAGCTAGACACAATTCCCTTTAGAGTAGGTAAAATTCAGCTTGAGAAAGCTCAATTTAAGAACGGTAATTTAGATAACTATCAAATTACTTTCTTTGGCTCTATCATATCATTAAAGGATTTATTTGATAATAAATCTTTAAGGGATTTAAGTTATTCAAGCTTAGGATTTAGCTATTCAGGAACTACGGTAAAAAATAGAGTTACTTCACTTGTAGATTCAGACGTTAAGTTTCCATTAATAAGCTCTAAAAATGTATGGGAATATGATACCGCAATACCTGGAGCTTGGGATATTTCTAAAAGTGCTACGCCTATTAGGTTTAGTGACTTATTCCCAGCGGTTAGAGTTTCGGCTTTACTTTCGCAGATTGCTTCTAATTTAGATATTACTTTCTCTGGTAGTTTTTTAACAGATGACAGATTTAAAAGGTCTTTTTTGTGGCTAAAAAATGCTAATGAGTTTACGCCTAAATTCTTGCCGTCTAAACTTATATTTAATTCAGTAAGTTCTACTACTGGTAGCTCAAGTTTGTTTACAACCTATAATAGCACTTTAAATTATAACGAGCCTACTTATCCAGAGGTTTTAGAAAAGTCTAATATAAGAATTACATTTAGTGACCCTTCAATAGGAGAAGATGCGGTAGAGTTTACTATTTACGTTTACAAGAACGGAGTTAAGTTAAATGAGCAGACGTATTTAACTCAGATAACCGAAATGTATATAGACCTTCCTTTAGATGGGACTGGACAATATACGTTTTATATTTCATCGCAATCTCCAGTAACTTTTACAAGCGTATACTTCTTTCAAACGGTAAAATACACGCCGTCATATACAATAGTTAAAAACGTTACGGCTACACAAAGCACTGCACAAACATCTTCTTCAAGCATTACAATAGCTGACTTTATGCCAGATATTAAGATAGAAGATTTCTTTAGCGGTATCTTAAAGGCGTTTAATTTAACGTGCTATTCTTACGATGGGGAAACCTATTTTTTAGAGCAGATAGATAACTGGTATTTGAATGGAACTATTAGAGACTTATCTAAATATATTATAAGCGATAATATTGAGATAAGTAAACCAGAGCTTTATAAAAGCATTAGATTTAAGTTTGCAGAGGCTAAAAACTTCTTGGCGGTAGAATACCTATCTCGTAGCAAAACACCTTATGGGGACTTGCTTTACGATATGGACATAGACGGAGGCGAATACACTATAGAGCTACCGTTTGAAACTATGCTTATGACCAAGTTTACAGACTCTAACCTTCAGGTCGGGTATTCTTTAGACTCAAATTTTAATCCATATATCCCTAACCCAGTATTTTTATACGATTACGGAACTATTCAAACGCAGAGCTTTTATTTTAACGATGGAAGCTCTACGACTCAGTTAAGTAGTTATAATTTATTTGGTCAGGATTCTAATATCGGAGGGAATAACTATACGATTAACTTCGGAACCGAGCAGTCTACTTATACTAATAGAATAGAACAAAATACACTATTTTATAATTACTATTTAAATTATCTAAATAACATTTTTAGCAAAAAATCTAGAATAGTAAAAGTAAAAGGTATTTTACCGATTAGCTTATTAACTATTTTAAAGCTAAATGATAGAATTATAATAAGAGATAAGCGCTATGTTATTAACAAATTTACAACCGACTTAACTACTGGCGAAGTAGATTTTGAATTATTAACCGATTTTAGAATAGTAACCGAGCCAGCTCCAGAAACTGGCGATTACTCAAGTTTAGATTATTCCCCTTCAGATTATAACGCATAAAAAAAATGACAAAGCAACAAGTTTTAGATTTAATTGCAGCAAATTTAGCTACTGGCTCAAATATAACGGCTTCAGAACACAGGGCAGTAGAAGAAGCAATAGTAGGCTTATTAGGGATTGAAACTGTGGCTTATGGTAGAATCGGCCCTATCGATATTGCAGATTCAACTACTAGCTGGGGTGTTAATGGTGATGTATATAGTGCTACAAGAGTAGGCTCCGTATCTGGTAAATATGTTCAGATAAGAGTTACAATTCCATCTGGTCGATTAACTTCTACAGATTTTAAAGTTAGAACTCAAGTAGAATCTGCAAGTGCATCCCCTAATTTAGATAATGATATGTTGGGTGTTTTGTTTAGAAAAGATGGCTCAAGTACTACTACCTTTGATATTTTATTAGAGGAAATAACTGCCCAGACAACCTCAATTTATATTCACGTAGAAGTAGTTCAATTATGATAAGTCTAATTTTAAAAATGCTAATGATGCAAAATCATTATAATTCAAGTGAAGAAATTGAAATAGCAAAAGGAAAATACGAATTACCTAAAACATTTACTGCAGCATTTCAACAAATTAGAAGGCAATGGAAAAAAAGAAAGTAGAAATTGAAATTAAGAATAACTTAGACTCAGTAAATGAGAAGTTAGACGATGTAGTAGGAAAAGTAGAAGAGGTAGCTCAAGCCAATAAGGAAGCAAATAAAAGTTTTAAAGAAGCCGAAAAATCAGCTAGCTCATTAGCCAAAGGTTTCTCTGGTATTGGTCTTGCCATTAAGGCAATGGGTATAGGCTTGCTAATGAAAGGATTTGAATTACTTTCGGACGCATTTGCAAGAAATCAAAAAGTAGCCGATGCGCTATCTACTATATTCGAAACTATTTCAATTACTTTAAATCAGGTAACTAATATAGTTGTAGGGGTTATTGAAAAGGTTAGTAAATCGAGCAAAGGTTTCGAAGGATTAACTAATGTAATTAAAGGATTAATGACGCTTGCTTTGACTCCTTTAAAAGCTGCATTTTATGGCATAGGAGTAGCAATTTCAGAAATACAATTAGCTTGGGAACAATCACTTTTTGGAGATAAAGACCCAAAGCAAATTACTGTTTTAATTGATAGACTTAATTATTTTAAGGCTGGGTTAAGAGAAACGAGAGTTGATGCAGTTGAAGCAGGAAAAAATATAGCATCAAATTTAGGCAAAGCAGTATCTGAAATAGGACAAGTAGTTCAAGGCTCAATTGAAGGCATAAGCAAAATAGATATTGAGGCTAATAAAAAGCAAGCAGAAAATTTAGTTAAACTTAGAAAAGCAGCTCAGATAGCAGTTGCAGAACAACAAGGATTAGTAGAAAAATATGATAGAGAGGCTGAATTAAAAAGACAAATAAGAGATGATGAATCTAAAAGTATTGCTGATAGAAAAAAAGCAAATACTGAATTAGGTCAAACATTAGAAAAACAAAGAATAGCAATGACTAAGCTTGCTGATTTGCAAGTTGAAGCTGCTGATGCTGAGGTAAAAGCTTTAAGAAATCAAGCTAATTTAGTTGCTTATCAAGAATCATTAAATAATCAAAAAGCAGTTGCAGCTCAAATTACAGGTTTAGAATCAGAGCAAAAAGTAAATGCTGTTGCACTAACTAAAGAAGAACTTGAACTTCAAAAATCTATAAATGACGGTAAGGTTGAAGCATTAAATGTTCAAGAGCAGTTTAATGCAGATTCAATTAAGAACGACGAATCAAGACTTGCTTCACAAAGAAAAGCACTTGAAGAGCAAAGAGTAAGGGATTTAGCCAATATCCAGCAGACAATAGATTCTTATAATGAGGGGACTCAAGCTAGAGCGGATGCTGAAACTGCTTTCTTATTAAAGAAGACAGAAATTGATAATGCCATTGCAGCAAAAGATGTTGAAATAAAAAATGAGGCTTTAAATAGACAATACGCTTTTAATGAATTAGTAATTAGTAATGAGCGGTCTGCATTTCAAGCACAGCTAGAGGCATTAGATTCTCAAAATGCAATTATTAGAGAAAGAGAATATGCAAATGAAGCTGAAAGAACTCAAGCTTTAAAAGATAATACAGATAAGCGTATAGCAATCGAAAGGTCATACAAAGATGCAAGAATTGCTGCTGAATTACAATTTGTTGATGCTAGTAGAGGAGCAATTAATGCTTTAGGTTCTTTATTTGAACAAGGAACGGATGCAGCAAAAGCCGCAGCATTAGCTGATATTGCCATAGGTACTGCAACTGGATTTATTCAAGCATTAGATATTGCACAAAAAGGAGCTAAAGCATCGGGACCAGCAGCACCATTTGCATTCCCAATATTTTACGCATCACAGATTGCAGCGGTTCTTGGGGCAGCTGGAAGAGCAAAATCGGTTTTAGAATCAGGTAATTCAAATAGCGGAGGCGGTAGCAGTGCTCCTGCATCTGCTTCTATTGTTCCTAATTTTAATGTAGTAGGTTCTTCTGGTGTAAATCAAATCGCTCAAACATTAGGCAGGGATTTGCCACCAGTTAAGGCTTATGTTGTCGCAAACGACGTAACTTCTGCTCAAAGTTTAAATCGTAATATAGTTTCAAGTGCAACTCTTGGATAATGAAAATGTAACAAAAAAAAATATAAACGTTTATAGGCTATGAGAATTGTCGAATTAGTTATCGAGAAAGATTTAGATGGGATTGATGCGGTTAGCTTAGTGGATTCACCAGCTATCGAAGAAAACTTCATCGCTTTAAATAAGGAATATAAAATAGAGTTTGCTGAGGTAGACTCGGACAAGCGTATCCTTATGGGAGCTGCTCTTATTCCTAATAAGCAAATATATCGCAAGAATGGCAAAGACGAATTCTATGTATTCTTTAGCGAGGCTACGGTTAAGCAAGCTAGTGAGCTATTCTTAAAGAATGGTAACCAGTCAAACGCAACGCTAGAGCATAAGGCTAAATTTGACGGGGCTACGGTGGTAGAGTCTTGGATTATTGACAACCCAGACATGGATAAGTCTAAGCAGTACGGGTTTAGCTTACCAAAAGGAACTTGGATGATATCTATGAAGATAGAAGACGAGAACGTTTGGAAGCAAGTTAAAGAGGGCAAGTATAAAGGATTTTCAATAGAAGGATATTTTGCAGACAAATTAGATATGTCTATAGAAAATTTAGAAGAAGAAGAGTTAATCAATCAAATCATAAATATTTTAAACGATGGCAAATAAAAATAATAGTCCACAAAACGCATCTCGTGGTTGTCTTTGCAAAGATGGAACTTATTCAAAAGAGTGTTGCGAAGGTGAATTAGCTAACCAAGGTATCGGTGCTTTAGTTTCACAAAATACTTCTACGGTTGTAAATACTAATCAGCCACGTGTAATAACAAGAGAAAACGCATAGATATGAACACGGACAAAAAAGTATTTAACAAATTGTTCTCTAAAGATAAGCTTGAGCTATCTTCGGAAAAGTTCGAGTTTGGAGTTGTGCAAGATTTAATTAAAGTTAACAAAGATGCTAGCAGTTCATTTATTGCTGGATTTGATTTAGTTGCTAATGCAAGAGCTAAAGCAACCCCTTTAATTAAAAATTCAATTTCATTAGCAAATGATTTTCTTAGTCAACTTTCTGAAACACAAAAAATTGCAGATAATTTAGGTATTCAAATGCCAAAAGAATTTGATTCAGAAAAAAAGGCTGCAAATGAATTAATAATAGAAGCAAAATTGGCTCTTTCAATTTTAGATAAATTAAGTTTTTAATTATATATATATGAATACGGACAAAAAAGTATTTGAGAAATTATTCTCAGGGGAGAAAGTAGAGTTAGAATCTCAAGCTTACGAATTTGCTTTAGATATTAAAGGAGAATCTAAAAAAATAGACGATTTGTTTTCTAAATCTTCTCAATTAAGAAGCCAAGTGTTAAAAGATGCTACATCTAAATTGAATACTTCTGTGAAATCAATGGTAGATATTAGAGCTTCTTTATCAAGAGAAATGTCTGATTTTAAAACAAAGTATAAAGAATTAACTGGGGATAATCCAGATTCTACTCAACAAGTAAAGAATTTTAATTTAGCAATTCAAAGAGCTGATTCTCAAATTAATGAAATTAGTCAATCTATTGCTGAAATTTCAAGATTCATTTAATTAGTAAATAAATTAATAAATATATGGAATACAAGAACAAGTTGAACAAGATTAAGGCTGTTCTTTCTATGGAGATTAAGCTTGCACAAATGAAGTTAGAAGACGGAATTACCGTTATCGAAGCTGAAGAGTTTGCACCTGATTTCTCTGTAGGAATTGTAACAGAAGATGGTATTGTACCGATGCCAGTAGGCGAGTACAAGTTAGAAGACGGAATGATTTTAGTCGTTGCCGTTGAGGGTGTTATTTCTGAAATCAAAGCAGAAGAGCCAGAAGCTGAAGTTGAAGTTGAAGTAGCACCTGAAGAGGTAGTTGCTCCAGAATTAGCTGAAGAAGCTCCAAAGGCTAAGCGTATTGTAGAATCAGTTTCAAAGGAGACTTTCTTTGCTGAGATTGAAAAATTACGTCAAGAGTTTTCATCTATTAAAGAAGAAAACGAAGCTTTAAAAGCTGAGAATGAGTCATTAAAAGTTGAGATGTCTTCTATCGAAGAAGGTGCTGAGCCTTTAGCTCATAACCCAGAAGCTGGAGTTGCTCCAAAACAATCATTTAAAATTAGTAAAAACAGAACTGCTTCTATTCAAGATTCAGTTTACAATAAAATCTTTTCAAAATAATTAACAAACAAATTTAAAAAATGGCTACTACAACGTCGATTACCACAACTTACAGCGGTGAATTTAAAGACCAAATTATCGCTGCAGCATTATTATCTGCTCCAACTATTGAAGCAGGTGGTATTACTATTAAACCAAACATTAAGTACAAAGAAGTTATTAAGCGTTTATCTACAGACGATATTTTAAAGAACGCTACTTGTGATTTTGATGCAACGTCTACGGTTACTTTAACTGAGCGTATTATCACTCCAGAAGAATTTCAGGTCAACCTCCAGTTGTGTAAAAAAGATTTTCATTCGGACTTTTTGAGCTCACAACAAGGTTTTTCTTCATTTGATGTATTGCCAAAAACTTTCCAAGATTTCTTAGTTGCACACGTTGCTGCTAAAGTTGCTGCAAAGAATGAGACAAACATCTGGTCAGGTGTTAACGCTAACGCTGGTGAGTTTGATGGCTTCGCTACTTTATTAGCTGCGGACGCTGCTTTGCCAACTGCTAACGAAGTTGCTGGAACTACGGTAACTGCTGCAAACGTAGTAGCTGAAATGGGTAAAATCGTTGATGCTATTCCTGCTGCTCTTTACGGACAAGATGACCTTTACATCTACGTATCTCAGAACATAGCTCGTGCTTACGTTCGTGCTTTAGGTGGTTTTGGTGCTTCAGGCTTAGGTGCTAACGGTACTAACGCAATGGGTACTCAATGGTATAACAATGGTTCTCTTTCTTTTGATGGCGTTAAAATCTTTGTAGCAAACGGAATGGGTGCTAACAAAGCAATCGCTACAACTAAAGATAACTTATACTTTGGTACTTCTTTATTGTCTGACCACACAGAAGTTAAGGTTATTGACTTAGCAGACATCGATGGTTCTCAGAATGTTCGTGTAATTATGCGTTTATCTGCTGGTGTTCAGTACGGTGTAGTTCAAGACATCGTAACATACGGAATTACAAATTCCGCAAATTAGTAGAAATCAATAGCACCTCGTTAATTCGGGGTGCTTATTTTTAAACATTATAAATAAATAATTATGTGCGATATTTCTTTAGGGAGAATTGAGCCTTGCAAAACGAGTAACGGTGGTTTAAAAGCTGTTTACTTTGTTAACTGGGGTGACGCTACTGGTTATACTTATGACGTTACGAATACCGACGCAATCTCTGCGGTTCTTGGTACTCCAATTGCATATAAGTACGACCTAAAAGGTAATAGCTCTTTTGAGCAAACTATTACTTCTAGCCGTGAAAACGGAACTACATTTTTTGAGCAAACTGTTAACTTAACTTTAAAAAAGTTGTCAGTTGTAGACCATAAGCAAATTAAACTTTTGTCTTACGGACGTCCTCAAGTTATTGTAGAAGATAACAATGGCAATTTCTTCTATTGTGGCGTTAAGCACGGTATGGAAGTATCTGGCGGTACTATCGTTACTGGCGCTGCAATGGGAGACTTAAGCGGTTATACTTTAGTATTATCTGGACAAGAACCAGTGCCTGCTAACTTCATAACTACCTCTTTAACTACTGCAGGATTTACGGTAACTACTGGAGTTTAATTAGTTTTTTGTTGTTTACGGTTTGGAACTGGGTGGGCTGATGTCCCACCCTTTTCTATTTTAGAAACAAAACATATTAAAAAACGTTTATAGGTTATGGTAATTCTTAAAGAGAATAGTACGGTTCAGCGTTTCACGTTTATCCCCACAAGGCTAAACGATGCGAACTTTATGTATATCACAAACGAAACGACGAATGAAACAATTACTAAGTCAATTTACGTAAAGAAAAAATCCTTTCATTCTTACTTCGATTTAGTTTTTGATTTCATTGAGCAAGGTCACTTTTATAGCGTAGAATTAAAATACTATGGTGTAATAGATGGCAAATTAGATTACTATTTAGTTCACCGTGACAAGATTTTCTGTACAAATCAAGAAATCGATACCTATTCGGTAAATAAAGATGTGTACAAACAAAACGACCAAAACATAATATTCTATGAGTAACGTTCATGTTTTCAATTTTGAATCGCATAAACCGCCTCAATCCAACGAATCTAATAGAGAAGCTTGGGTAGAGTTTGGCGATGATAACGACTACTTTCAGTACCTAATTGACAGATATAATAATTCGACTACAAATAACTCAGTTATTAACTCTATCAATAAGCTGATTTATGGACGTGGGTTAGACGCTACGGATTCAAATAAGAAGCCGAATGAATACGCTCAAATGAAAATGTTATTTAGACCAGAGGTTTTAAAGTGCGTAATTACGGACTACAAACTTTTAGGACAAGGATATTTTCAACTTATCTATAATAAGGCAAAGGATTCTATTGTAAGAGTTGAACATGTTCCAGCTCAATTAATTAGAGCAGAAAAATGCAATGAGAAAGGCGAAATCACTGGGTATTATTATTCCGATAACTGGCAAGATGTTAAAAAGTTTATGCCTAAGCGTATTGGGGCTTTTGGTTATGGCGATAAAACGCTAGAAATTCTTTGCGTTCGTGATTATAGCGTAGGGCAAAAATACTATTCTAATGTAGATTACATTGGAGCTTTGCCATATACTCAATTAGAAGAAGAAATTGCGGATTACCTTATTAACGATGTCCAAAATGGATTTTCGCCTACTTCAGTTATTAACTTTAATAACGGAGTTCCAGACGAGGAGAAAATGTCATTGCAAGCGGCAGACGTTAAGCGTAAGCTAACAGGGGCAAGCGGTGCTAAGATTGTAGTTTCATTTAATAGCGATGAGACTAAAAAGACTACTATTGACAATGTACCTTTAAATGATGCGCCTGCACACTATACTTATTTAAGCGAAGAGTCTAGAGGTAAGATTTTGCTAGGTCACTCTATTACTAGCGGTTTACTTTTTGGAATACCTTCAAGTAATGGATTTAGTTCAAATGCGGACGAGCTTAAAAATGCTTCTATCTTGTTTGACAATATGACAATCCGACCTAAGCAAGCAACGGTTTTAGATGCTATCGATAAGATTTTAGCATTCAATGCTATTAGCTTAAATCTTTACTTTAAAACTTTACAACCGCTTGAATTTATTGACCAAAATCCAAAGATGGATTCTGCTACAATGGAAGAAGAAACAGGTGTAAAATTATCTAAGCATTTAGAAGAATTAGATGTAGAAGAATTTATCGCAGAACTTGACCCTAACGAGTGGGAGCTTGTAGATAGTCGACCAGTATCATACGAAGACGAAGAGCGCTTAGACGCAGAGCTAGAAGCCTTAAACAATCCCGATAAATCATTACTTGCTAAGATGTGGCAATTTGTTACTACTGGAGTAGCAAGACCTGATTTAAAATCAGAGCAAGACGGCAAATTATTTGCATCTCGTTACAGATATAGTGGAGAAACTACGGATAAGTCTAGGGAGTTTTGTAAGAAAATGACGCAAGCAAATAAGCTATACCGTAAGGAAGACATTATGGCTATGAGTGAAAAGGCTAGCACTAACCCAGGTTGGGGTCCAAGAGGTACTAACACTTACGACATATTCCTTTACAAAGGAGGCGGAGCTTGTCATCACTTTTGGACTCGTGAAACTTACAAGCGTTTTACAGACCCTCGCAAAAGGGGAGCTGAAAAAATAACTCCAGCTGAAGCTCGTAAAGCAGGCGAAATTTTACCTAATCCGTTTAATAAATCGGATGGCAAGAATGCAAATAAAAATAGTAAACTGGTGTACACGAAACCAATCGATATGCCTAATCAAGGATTTTTACCAAAATAAGAAATGGCACAAGCATTATTTGTTAGTCGAGACGATATTGTAAAATTCACTGCCCTAAATGGCAACGTGGACGTAGATAAATTTATTCAGTGGGTTAAAGTTGCTCAGGATACTCACATTCAAGGGTACTTAGGAACTAAGCTATTTAATAAGATAAACGATGGCATAGTAGCTAGTAATTTAACTAGCCCTTATACAATGCTTTTAAACGTGTATATTAAGCCTATGGTTATTCATTGGTCTATGGTTGAGTTTTTACCTTTTGCAGCTTATACAATTGCTAATAAAGGCGTATTTAAACATAGTAGCGAAAATAGCACAAACGTTGAGAAAGGGGAAATAGATTACTTAGTTGAAAAAGAGCGTTCAATAGCCGAGCATTATACTCGTCGCTTTATTGATTACATGAGTTTTAATCAGTCGCAATTTCCAGAATATAACACGAATAGCAATGCGGATATGTTCCCAGACAAAAAATCAGACTTCGGTGGCTGGTACTTATAAGCCTAAAAAGTCGAACGTAAAAAAGTTAAAAATATACTTAAACAAAATACAAAATGAGTCTTAATTTCACGCATATAAAAGGCGATACTTTTGACGAGGTAGCTTTTGAATTAAAGATTAATAACGTAGCAGTAAATCTTACAGGTGCAGTTATTAGAATGCAGTTACGAAAGAGTGCTTCGGATGCGACTGCGGCTCTGTCTTTAACTTCCGCTTCTTCGGCTGGTATCACAATTACAAACGCTGCCGCTGGGCAGTTTAAAATTAACAAACAAATTATTGATATTGAGGTGTTTAATTATTCCTACGACATTCAGTTTACGCTATCAGGCGGAGACGTGAAGACTTACGTACAAGGAACATTTAACATTCTACCAGAAATAACTCGATAACAATGGATGATATTACAATCGGAGTGACCGAATTCGTTAATAATATTCTCGTTTCGGCACAGCCTAATGACCAAATAATAGATATTGCGGTAACTGAAACCGTTGAAACCGTCTTACTAGATGTAAGCACTACGGTTCAGGAGGTTACGGTCACGGCTACTCAGAACGTAATAGTAGAAAACATCACGGTAGACTACGTTAATAACGAGAATAACATCGATATAAACGTAACAGATGCGACGCAAGACGTAACTCTTAACGTCACGCCTACCCTAGTTGAGATTAATATTCTACGCTCAGGCGGTGAGGTTAATATTTTGCAATTTAATACGCTTGCAGACTTCCCAGCGACTGGCTCAAGTGACTATTTCTACCTTGCAAAGGATACTAATAAACTATATCGCTGGACTGGTTCTGCTTATGCTGAGATTTCAGCTACTTCTAGTCCAGTATGGGGGCAGATTATAGGTACATTAAGCAATCAAACTGATTTACAAAATGCTTTAAATCTTAAAGCTCCTATTAATTCCCCTACGTTTACAGGAACGGTTAGCGGTATTACTAAAACAATGGTAGGGCTTGGGGCGGTAGATAATACAAGTGATTTAGATAAGCCTATCTCGACTGCTACACAAACGGCTTTAAATAACAAGCAACCTTTAGATGG